GTATCTCCCGTACCCTAGCGCTGAGCCGACCTGCATCCACAGCGGATGGATTTCTATGATAGCCCCTTCGTTATGGCCGGTTAGAGAGGCCATCAAGGCCCCCGTGCGCTGCAGGATCGGTTTGCCAGGATAGTGCTCTTCCTTCCAGGCCGCGTAGATGGGGCTCAGCGGTTCCCAATCCGCCGCCTCGAACTTCTTCTTTTCCGCGTTCCAGAAGATGCCGCGAATGCTTTCCCATGCCGGCCTGTAGTCCTGCACGCCCTTGCTGAACCGTTCTATGGCGCGATCCACCTGCTTTTCGCCTACGACATCGAAGGTGATCCGAATCATCAGAAGTCCCTCAGTTGCCGTGTCATGCTGAACACCGGCTGCTCACCGTCGCTGAAGCCGTCGGCGTAGGGATCGTTGTCAGGGTTCTCCGTCAGGTACGTCTCGGCTGTTGGCTCTTGCCCGGAGTCCGATACCGCCGGGTCGATAGCCGTACCGTCCTTCAGCCCATCCAAGCCCTGTTGGTAGAGCTTCCAAAGCGTCTGACCGTGGGTCGATGCGCCGGGTCCACCGTCGGACTCGGGGAACGCCGCCATGTCAGCCAGCGCCGCCGCACCCCGTGCGTTGAGGTTCAGGAGGAAACTGACAAAGCTGGCCGGCGCAGTAACGGGCGTCGCGATAGACTGTGCAGCTAGGATGGTATCGATCTCGGCCGCGATCTGGACTATGAGGGCCGTCACCTGCGTCGCAGTAGGAACCGTTGACGCCCCGTAGACGGTGTTGTTATTGCGCCGGGCGTTCAACGCCTGAACGTCGATGAGAGCACAGTATGCCATCCGGCCCTCCTATGGAGCCGCGTGCATCAGGCCAGCGGCGATCAGAGCGGTTGCAATGTTGCCTGCCGTACACGAGGCCGGATCGCAGTAGGCAGCTTGGCCGCGAATGACTTGGTTAGGTAGGCTGCTATCCGCATTGACCCAGTAAGACCCTAAGTACCAGGCACCAGGTACACCAAGGACGTACCATGCTGTGACGGTGCCGATAGTGATCAGCATGAGTTCGACAGCCGACGCTTCTTGCGCGGTAATGTCGCCACGAAGGGCGATGTTGAGGCCGGTTCCGGTGAAGATGGGGTTGCCGCCACCGATACCGTTCCTAACGGTTATCGTGTGGTAGCCGCCACCACTGTGACCGGGCACAAGGATAATGCGATCCCCTGCCGACCCGCCAACGATCCCGTCCAAGTTGTCAGTAATACCCGACTCTGCTGTTACGATGTAGACGCCGGGACCCGGAACCGTAATCACGCCTGTAGCGATTACCAATTCGGCGTAGTGGTCTATAGCCTGTTCGGGGCTAATGACTGTTCTTGTGCGTGTGCCCATGATTCCCCCCTTACGGCGCGTCTACCGGGTTCGTCTTCGACCGCCTGCTCGTCACCTTGCGGGTAATCTTCACACCGGCAGCGCTCTCAGTGCTCTCCTCGTCGCCGTTAGTGCTCGTCTCCCCACCGTCGGTCTGGGTCTCGGCGGCAGGCGGAGCCTCCTCCTGCGTCTCTGGGGGAGTGCCCTCCTCACCGCCCTCATCCTCTTCGCCCTCACCCTCGCTAGAGGTGGAGGTCTCCGCAGAGGTGGGGTTCTCTGGCGGAGCGCTCGCCAGCGCCTCCTCCTCGATGGCCTGCCGGACGGCCTTCGTGTTGGGCTGCCACCGCCACGCGCCAGCGCCCGCCTGCACGCAATCTGCGGTAGCTCGTGCGCTTGGGTCGACCGGATGGGGGTAGGCGATGTTGAGCGAGCCGTCCTCATTGACGCTGAGGACTTCCGCTTCCACATAGCGCCCAGCGGTTGCGTCGTTGAAGATGACCGTACTTCCTGCCTTTGCCATTGCGTCTCTCCTTGTGAGCGAGGGGCCGGGCCGTTAGACCAGCCCGGCCCTCTATGAACACTTGCTTCAGCGTTGCCGGTTCCAGCCGCTTACGCGACCTTGATTGCCATCTCCCAGAAGCCGTAGCCGATGATGAACCGGGTGTCGACGCCGTACTGGAAGCGCCTGTTCTGGAACACCGTCGGCGAGTCGGGCTGGTTGACCGCAGCGAACTCCGGCGGCTTGCGGTTCTGGAAGATCAGCGGCTTGACCGGCATGTTCGTGCAGAGCAGATGCCAGGTGGAGGCCGTGACGTAGGGACTGATCGCCAAGTCCGCCTGCCCGACAAAGACGTTGGTCATCGGGGCAGCGACCGCGCCGGCGGGAATCATCGCCGCCGTGAGGAGCTGGCGGAAGATCTGTTCCTGCGCTGGCGCCGCCAGAATCAGGTCGGGCTCGACGTTCATTTGCCGACCCATCGAGTCCTTCACGTTCCGCATCTGCGCCTTGGCGCCGGAGAAGTCGGCCTGGGCCAGAACCAACGTGACACCGGTCAGGGTGTAGAGGTTGGTCTGCGCGGCCTGAGAGCCTACGACGTGCGAGGCGTTGTAGAACGTCACGCCGTCATAGGACAGGTTGCCGGCCACAGCGCCGCTGACCAGCGCGGTCACAGCGGTGTTGTCGATGAAGCGCGGCACCTCCATGCCCAGCTGCGCGATACGGGGGCTGATCAAGCCCAACTGGTCGTCCTCGAAGGTATCACGGTCGACCTCGATTGACGCCTCGTAATGCTTATTGGTCAGCGAGTAGTTGAACGAGTCGAGCCCGCCGAGTTGCCGCTGGTCGATCCACTCACGCATAACCGGCACGGTGCCGAGCCAGTTATAGGTATTCGTCAGAGTGGTCGAGGGAATCTCCATCGCGATCCTGCCGTAGATAGTCGGCATCTGGGCCGCCAAGAACGCGTTCGCGTAGAGTGCCCGGAAGGATATCAGGACGCCCGCTAGGAAATCGCTGCTTACTATAGCCACTGTAGTTTCCTCCTACTTCTTGCTATGCCCTACGGTGTCCCGCCGGGCTGGATGTAGACCCATGAGTGGGTTGCGTCTACCCAGTAGGCGACACGCCCCACCTTCAGGTCGTTAGTGGTGACGGCAATCAATGCCACCGTTCCGCTGTCCTGTAGGTAAACCGCCGTGCCGCAGCCGTTGATCTGGGTCAGCGTGGCCGTGGTGAGCAGGAACAACCCGCCCGACAGTACGGCACACTTATCAATGCCAGCCGTTGTGCTGATCACCTGCTCATCGGCGATACCGACAGGGATGCAGGACGCCGTGTCCGCGCCGACGATGAGCAACCCGGTTGAGGGGTCGATCATCACGAGGGCGCCCCGATAGATCGTCTGATTGGCCCCGACAAGGTATTCGATGCGGGTCAGGTTGCCCTTCGATTGAATGACCGTGGCCTTTGCGAGTGCAGTCACGGACTAAGCTCCTTCCCTAAAGGGCCCCTAGAGAGCTACTGCCCCAGTCGGCGGGATGTAGACCCAAACGCTTGTCGTGCTCACCATGTAGACGATACGGCCCAGCTTCAGGTCGTTGGTCGTTACGGACGCCAGGGCCAGAGAGCCGCTATCCGCGACGCAGAGCGTGTCGGGGACATCGGTCTGAGCTATCGTCGCAGTCGGAAGCAGGAACAGGCCACCGCTTGCAACCCTGCACACCTTGACGCCAGCCGTTGTGCTGATCACCTGCTCATCGGCGATACCGACAGGGATGCAGGACGCCGTGTCCGCGCCGACAATGAGGTAACCCGTCGCCGGGTCGAGCATGACGATGGCGCCTTTGTAGATCGTCTGGCTGGTGCCCACCAGATAGTCGATGAAGGTCAACTGTCCCTTTGTCCGAATGTCAGTGTCTTTGGCTAGAGCGGTCATGTTTCAGTCCTCTTACCTTTCCGCTTTTTGACGCGCTATGATCGGGCCGCTACGACCGGTTGACCGCTAGGCCAGCGCTACCGATCTTGTCCTTGTACTCCTCGATGAGCTGGGCCAGGGGCTTCTTCCCCATCTCCAGCATCGCGGGCGTCACGCCCATCTGCCGGGCGATCTGCTTCTCAACCTCCGTCGGCTCTACCCCTTCGGGAGCGTCGACTTCGGAGCCGAGCGGTCCGCCCAGGATCGCCAGCTTCGGCGAGTTCTCGACGAACTTCTTGAAGCTCTCCGGGTCGCGCACGGCGTAGGCCCGCAGGTCTTCTTGCTGCGCCGGCACGAACTTGCCAGCGGCGATAGCGGCGTCGACCTCGGCGTAGGCCCTCTCGGTCGCCCGCTCGCGCTCGAGCGTCAGGATGCGCTCGTTGCTTGTCCTGAGGTCTTCGGTGAGCTTGGCGACTTCAGCGGGTGGCTCTGCCGGGTCGGCGGGAGCCGCTGCGGGCTTGGCCAACTCTGCCAATCGCGCCGTCACCTGCTCTTCTGTGGCGTCCTCAGGCATACCGAGGGCCTTGATCACTGCTGTCAATTCCATATCAGTGCTCTCCTTTGCTGTCAGCATCTTTTCCAGACTGTTGCAGAATTCGGCGAGGGACACCCTCAGCCGCTTGGCGCCGGGCCTTCCGGCAATCTTCGCTTCCAGCCGGGTAGCGTAGTCCTTGAGTTCGGCTATCGCATCCATCTCCCCAGGCGCATCGACCTGCTTGTATTCGACCCAATGCGCTTCTGCAGGGTCGAAAAGCATTGCATATAGCCCCTCGATATCGCCGATAGACTGGATGTCTTTCACTGCCGGCATGTCCCCACCGAGTAGGGCGATTGCCTTCAGGATGCGGGAGTAGGTCTTACCGTCGATCTCTCGGTCGAAGTAGATTTCAGCGGACACCTTCTGATAGGCGCCGGCGCTGATGAGCCCAGCGATCCGCTTGGGCACGTCTCCTAGGTCAGCGATCAGCTTTCCGCCCTTGCGGTAGAGACGACGGACCCAGCCGACAGCAGGAAATCCGTCCTTCTGGGCGATCTTCTGGACGTCGTCATGGCCTAGCTTGACGGGGGGATCGAGCCTGCCTTGCAGGTCGCTGAAAGAGGAGACAATCGCGTCGAGGTCGGCGCGGGTGTAGGGGTCGCCGTTCCACGTGCCCTCTGCCATGATCTCGATGGCGGGAACGTCAACGGTCTCTAGTTCTTTGCCCATAAGAAAACGGCCCCTGCCGCGCCTTTGGCCCGAAACTGGCGCTAGGGCCGTTAGATGATGGGTCGATTAGATGACCCGCTTATGTCCTTGCGTGTATCGTAGTGGGCAGTAAAACCTTTGTCAAGCCCCCCCGGTCTTCTTTTTTCACAAGCCGGATTTCTGCTCCACACGCCGGACAGATCGTGCGAATGGAGCCGGTAGTCTCAGCTACCCAGCGCCCGCAGGGGCAGCGAACCTCAGTCCATGTGGGTTCGGTCATCCGCCCCTCCGACGCGGACTTGGACAACGCGGCGGTTGATTCTCATGTAATGGCACCCATGAATGATCATCCAGGGGCTTATTGCAGAGTGGGCAGATGCCCCGTGGCGGGTTAAGCGTAGCCTTTTCGTCCGTCATCCGCCCTCGCCTTCGGTAGTGAATACGAACACATATACACACCTGCAGAAATCTCCCCCGTCGCACTGGCTCGGCGGCTCGTTGTCCTCGTACTCGCCGGTATCGACTTGGTACTGCTCGCCATCCAGCGCGTTGCAGGAGTCGCAGGTGTGGTCGTCTAGGAGGGCGCTGCGTTCGGCGTACTCGATCTCGGTCTTCAGGTCTTGCGCGGCCTGTGAACGCCCATCATTCAAGGGCGTGGTAGCGGCGAGACGGGCCACGTAGGCGAGGGCACCGTTGGCTGCCGTAGCGATCTCCTCTACTGTCGGCTCCCCCTCATAGCCGTCGTACCACCAACGGAGCCGGGCAGCGACCTTTTCCGCCAGCGTCAGGCCCAGGGCATCGACTTCGACATCCGGCAGTTCAGGCGGGGCACCGACGTCATAGCGTCTGCCCCTGGCGCGCGCGTACTCCCGCTTCACCTGGTCATACCCGAACCGCTGAAGGCTGAGCAGCACCGGCTTCAGGGCCGAAGCGAGCTTGCGTTGGGCTAGCTTGGTTCCCTTGCCAGCGCCCATCTTCAGCGCCAGTGCCGCCGCCGGTCCAGCGCCAGCCGACTTCAGCCGGGCGACACCCTGAGTCAATGCGTTGTCTATGGCAGCGAAGTCCACCCTCTTTTCGCTAGGGCGCAACTCCCGATGCCAGGTGCGTTCACTGAGCGGCGCGAACGGCTCCTCCGGCACTGCCGGCGCCCCTCCTGGTGTAACGCCCGCATCAGCAGTACCCGGAGAGCCGGGGATGACACCAGGTAGCACTATGGGCGGCGGTGATGCTGGCGCTGGTGGCTCGGGCCGGATGGGGTTGCCGCTATCGTCCGCCGGCAACAGTGGCAGGTCTATCATCTCCCTGATGATGTTTTCTATCTCAGCGTCAGGCGAGATTATTCCTGCCTGAACCAAGGACGCAAGAGCGGTCGCCAGGGCTACGATATCTTTCACCTCTAGCGACGTGAGCTGCACGCGGGGGTAGGCGTCCACTCCCGGCCAGTTGAGATCGACCATCTGGTGCACGACCTGTGCGTTGAACGCGTTTTCGAAGGGCTTGACGACGCCCCGCAGGGAATTGAAGAACAGGCTGTTCTTGTCGCGGTGCATGACGTTGGCATTCCCGCCGGAGCCGGAGCCGAGGGTCAAGTAGTCGGCCAGTATCGAGAGGGCCATCTGCCGATCGTGGTAGAGGATGGCGCTGTCTGCCGATCGCAGCCCCGTGGCCTTCATGTCGAGTATGCCGAAGGCGTCCGGCCGGTCGGCAAGATGGTCTTCTGACGCTATGAAGTAGCCCTTCTCGTGAGCGTGTAGCCTCTGCAACGCGTCGGCGACTGCCTTCTTGTCAGCCTTCCGAATCCCCTTCTTGACGATGGCATAGGGTACACCTACGCCGTGCCTCTCTGCCGAGAGTGCCTGAATGCGCAGCAGGTTGTCCTTGTAGTAGAAGTGCTTGTAGGCCGACCGAAGGACACTCTCGCCCCTGAAGTTTGCCCCCTCCTGTTCCAGCGTGAATACACAGAGGCGCCCGATGGGGATCGTGGGGTAAAGCCATGAGCCGCCGGCGATGTAGGAGGCCGGGTCGTTCCAAGCGGCCGTCACCTCGAACCCCGCCTTGTTGTCCGGTACGAATGTCTTCTGGGTAATCCCTTGCAGCTCGCCGGTTCGGTCGATATGCCAGCGATAGATTGACTTCGCCAAGCGCGGGGCCAGCTTGTAGAGCGCAATGACCTGCTGGCCGTCAATCGTCTGGATGTTGGGGGTGCCGTCGGGAAGGCTGAATACCTTCTCATGGACGGCGTGGCCGTAGCCAAGCGCAGAGGTGAACATCTGCCGGATGAGGTTGTCCCATGTCTGGCCGCGCATATTCAGCAGGTTGTGCTTCACCACGTTGGCGATATGGATGTCCTGAGGCTGGTCCGAGGCCGGTTCCACACGAAGGGTCGCACCACGCATCGGCAAGACCATCGAACGGATCATCGCCTTGACCATGCCGTCAGAGCGCATCATCCGCGTGAAGACCTCGATGGCCTTCTCCCCTTGGAGGTCTTTGTTGTACTCCTCAGCGTCCAGGAAGCCGGAGTAGAACTCGGTCCCCGTGGCGCCCACCTCCTCTATCTCACCGGGCCCCTGGCCGATGCCAGTCAGTACCTCACTGGGGGCCGCTGGCTTGCCGAATGGTAGCGTTAGACCGAATATCTTTGTTGGCATAGTGTCATCCCTCCGCGTGCCACCAGTGAGCCCGGCGGCCTCGCCTACTGTCCACTGCCGCTCCTATGATGCTAAGGGGCCGTGCTGTCCCCATGTACTTTTCCAGTTCCTTCCAGGCTCTGTCTGCCTCGTGAGGTCTAGGCCGGCCGCGATCGAACACCAGCACCTTCAGGAGCGGCAATCCCCCACAGTGGTCGTAGACCTCCTGTGGTGTCTCAGGGTCTAGCTCCGTCAGGTATTCCAGGGCGATAGCGGAGCCGTCGAGGAAGTCGAAGCCGATGGCCAACTGCGGGAGCTCCATCGCGCCACTGATCGCCAGCTTGACTGCCATGCGCTCGCCCGGCCACGCCGGTAGAGGCACCAGGCACTTCGGGCGATCCAGAAGAGATAGGCTGTAGGTGCTGGTAGCGTCAGGCATTTAGAACGTCCTCTCCTCTTCCAGTTCGTCTTCGGCGGCGTCCAGGTCGGTTATCGACTGGCCCCGCTCTACTCGCTGCATGAGCCTTTGCAGCTCCTCAAACGATTCGTGTTCGTCGCTGCCGGCGAAAGCCAGCATGATCGCCTCTGCCCTGTCCGGCGACTTCACGCCCCTTTTGCGAGCCTCTTCCTTGCTCTCAATAACGACCTGCCCTCTAGCGTTGTGCTTGTAGCGGATCCCCGCCAACTGCCCGATGGCCATCTCGTCGTCAAGACCGCTGAGATCACCCGCCTGCAGCCGTTGCCTGAGGCCCCAGTACATCTCCGCTTTCAGGTTGACGTACTTCTCCGTGTCCTCCGCCGCCTGACCGACATTGACATCGCGCACCGGAAAGTCGAGGTCTCGCAGGTGTTGGGCCATGTAGTAGCCGATACCCACGCTGTCCACGTTCACCTTGTCAAGGCTGTCACGATGGGGCTCCAACGCCGCAACCACTTCGCCTCTCGGGTCGGCCTGTGACCAGGGCTGAAGGCTGAGTAGGCGCCTCCCTTGCCGCACCGCAAGAACAGTCTCGTCCTCGCCGGGTCCCGCCACGTCAAGGCCGGCGTTCACTGGCTGAGAGGGCGCCGCGTCGATGGGGGCGTATTTAGCGGCTTCCAGCCACGCCAGCGATACCAGCGCGTCTTCCGCCTGTGTCGGGAACTGTCCCCGCACGCGGGCCTGCCAGAGAGGATGGCCCTCACCCCAATCGTGATACTTCTCTAGCACCCATCGGCGGGTCACGAGGTAGGGTCGCGGCGCTATGTCCAGCTCGTCCTCAGGCAGCGTCAGCAGCTCTTCCAGCGTCAAGCCCTGCAGGTTCGGCGTGTCGAAGGCGTCTATGGTGAATGTCTTCCAGCCCGCTCGCTCTTTGGTGAAGGCGTCATAGAACGGGCCGCTGGCGATGGTCGGGTTGCCGAGCGCTAGGACCCGCACGTCGCCGCCGGCGCGGATACCCTCGATGGCTTCCCAGATGACAGGACGGACGCCCGGCGCCTCGTCGAGGATAATCAGCACCCGGCCATGAAAGCCCTGGAAGCGCTCAGCCTCGTTGGTAGAGAGCCCCATCGCGTAGCATTCGCCCTCTTCGATGGTCAGGTTGGTCTTGTAGAGAGGCGGATAGGAGATGCGCGACCGGACGGCCGCACGGTGTATCTCACCCCATAGCAGCTTCTCCACCTGCGTCCAGGTCGGCGCGGTCGTCACCACCTTGCCGTCCGGCCAGCGGGTAATCCACCACAGGACGGCCTCAGCCGCGGTGAACGTCTTGGAGCTAGAGTGACAAGCCTTGACCGCAGTGCGGGGGTTCTCAGCGACAGAGCGAAGGATTTCCTCCTGCATAGACCAGAGGTCATGACGGAGGATGCCCCGAGCAAAGCGCACGGGGTCACGCACCACGCTCACCAGTTGCTCTTGGTCAGCCGTCAGCGTCCTTGACAATGTTCCTTACCACCTCGATTGGGATAGGAGCCCCGTCCTTGCCCTCGATCCTCAGCGAGCCCCGGCGGTCTGACCAGCGCTCGGGCATCCGGTTGTATAGCCAGACCTGGATGGCGACCACATTCCCCCACTTGGCCGCAACGTAGAGGGCGTTCTCTATCGCGCTGTTGGCCTCCATCTCTGCCAGGTCGATGGCTTCTGCGAACGTCGGGAACCTCTTGACATGCTTCTCTACCGTCCGTAGGGTCACGCCCACTGCCGCCGCCGCCTGAGCCCGGCTGAGGCCGTTGGTGATCTCTTCCAGGAAGCGCCTCTTTTTGACGACAGCGAACTTACCGACTCTTTGAGGGTTGACGCCCAGCTCCTGGTCGGTGAAATCATCGCCGAGAATGGGGGTGGCAGTATTGTCTTGGGGTGTGCTCTTCTGTGGAGACGTTGAAGGGCTGCGCCGGTGAGAACCGACGTGCTGCTTTTGCCCTTGTCGCGGTTTATCGCCCAAGCGATATGGCGGGGGGAACGCTGCTTATGATTGTCCTACCAGCGTCCGCCGCTGTCAAGGGGAGATAGCAGAACACCCCCCGAAGGGGGTGCCCTTAAGCCTGCCATACCTGACCCGACCATACCCCGCCGTGCCTGACCCGACCATACCACGCCTCGCCTCGCCAGCCGCACCATGCCATGCCTATTTCCGCCGCGCCTTACCCCGCCCCGTCTGCCACACCTCGCCCAGCCCAACCGCTTCAAGCCGCGCCCAGCCCTGCCCCGTCTGCCATACCTCGCCTCGCCTGGCCCCACCGCACCTTGCCGTACCAAGTCACACCTTCGCCACTCCGACCCAGCCAAGCCTGCCTCGTTAGACGGCTACGGCCAGCGCCCCATCCAGCGCTGCGAATACCTTCGCCAGTTCGTTCAGTTCACGGTAGCGCTCGCGCCACTCAGCGAGTTCGCGCTTTGCCCGGGCGACTACCTGTTGGCGCATCGCCTCATCGCTCATGGCCACACGCAAGGACTGGTAGCCCTCGCTATCGTCTATCGTTACGACCACGAATGCTCGTACCGGCTCACCGTCGCCCTCTTCCAGCACGGTCACTATCGACCGCACGAGGTAACGCGCCTGAACCTCTCGATAGGCAGCAGCGGCTTTGCTATCATCCCATTCGATGTAGCGGTGTAACGGCGAGAGCGAATGTCGGCGGTGCCCATCGCTATCCGTACCATGTCCTCCCGCATATTCGGCTCCCCCTCAACCCTCGCCAGATCACCGACGATATGAAAGGCCCCCCGCGCCTCTGTCATCTTCACCCCATCGGTGAAGCGACAAGCCTTGATAGCTGCCGCCTTGAACGCGATGGTGGGGAACCCGTACCCGCCGTCTGGATGCACATAGAGGCTGTCAAGGTAGTCCTGATGTGGGTCTTTGGCTTCCTTCGCTGCCTTCGCCTCCTTCATCTGCTTGCCAAGCATCATCTTCTTGGCCTTGTCTGACCAGCGGTGTGAGACAAGGGGCGAATCCCCGACCAGCACGATCTCCATCTGGGAAATCTGTATCTTGGGGATTTCGATAACGACACTCTTTCCCTGTGTTTGCGTTGGCGTCACTTGCTACTCCTCTCTAAAATTTCCAGCCCCTTCCTAAGCACCTGCCCCTGCTGAGTACGATTAAGGGATTTCCTCGACAGCTCTGCCAGGAGTGGGACGGCATGGTGGTGACACTCTTCGATAGTTAGCCGATGGGTGCCGGGGGTCTTCCCGCCGAACCCGGCCTCCTCCAGCGCCTCCACGAAGCCGGGGTTCGCCTTCAGGAACTCGTTCACGTCTACGCCTGCCATTGTTGTCTCCCTCCTACGTCACGTCTTCCGGCGGGTAGGACACCGATATCCACGCCGACACCCAGGCGCCATCAGCTTCCCGTACGATCCGCGTCTCCTGTGGCGAGTCGAGCTTGATCAGACCATGGCGGGCCTGACAGCGATAGCCTGCACCTTCCAGCAGCTCCTCTCGCGACAGGGCCCGCAGGCACAAGTCCTGCGCCGCCGCGATCTCCGCTGGCGTAGGGTCATCGACCTCACCGTCGCCGGCCACAGCCGAGATGCGCTTCTGTAGCGCACACACCGCAGCACCGAAGCCCGGCGCCAGGTCGTTGCGGTCGGCCATCTCCACATCCGCTGCGTCGAGGATTAGGTCTAGCTGCTCGACTTCCCTCTGTGTCAGGTGGAGACCCATGACCGAGCAGAGCGGCGGCATCGTGTCCAACAAGCTGAACGCCGTGTCGAGGTGCTTGTTGGCTTCCTCGATGTCTTGCCGTATCCGCCGATCGCTACGCCGGCGGGTGGCGTACTCTATCGCTATCTTGGCGAGGGCGAAGTTGGCGAGCGCTTCCCTGTTGGTGCGTCCGGCCTCGTACCGGTGGAAGAACTCATCCACCCGCTTTTCCAGGTGGGTTACGGCTTCCTCTGTCTCCGGTTCGGTAATCGTTCCCGTTCTTGTCATTCCGGTCTCTCCCTGTGCTACACTAGGCCCGGCCAGGACGGACCCGACCGAGCTCCCGCTTTAGTTGTCTGCTACTGTTGTTGTGTCGCCGGGCTGTTCCTGGCCTTCGCTATACCCGCAGCGCGAGCACTCGATGCCCGTCATCCGTCCGCCGCATAGTCGGCACCGTGGCACTGCCGGCGCAAACGGCCAGAAGTCGTCGAACTCCACGCCGCAGAAACGGTCGACTGCCATCATCACCCGCCGCACCATCTCACTCAGTTTCATCGTCACCTCCTGTACCTCTCGATATTGTGAAGGGTCTTATGTTGGCCTACCGTCATCATCTCCAGGTTCTCTAGCCTATTGTCCTGCTTGTCGCCATTCTTGTGGTGGATCACGTGGCCCTGTGGCATCGGGCCGTGAGCAGCTTCCCAAATGACAATGTGCTCGCGAACGTAGCCGCCAATCTGGCGCGGATCATCTGGCATTAGCAATCGGACGTAGTTCTCGCTGTCAATGTACCGACCGCCCTTCCAGCGGGGATTGTTCGCCCGGACTCGGAGACGGTTATGGTGGCCCTTCGCAAAGCGGTGCGGGGCACCCCATCTGTCAACGGCTGCTATCTCCGTCCCGCAACCGCAGGCGCAGGGGACTTTCCCTTCGCTCATATCGCCTTCCTCGCCATAGAAAAACCCCCTGGTTGCTCGGTGTACCGACAGGCCCGGAGGCATGTCCCGAACTTCCAGGGGGTATATAAACGAAACCTCCGGGGTTTGTCGGTACGCTGTCAACATAGCACATCCTGCGCCATTCTGTCAAGTGTTTTCAGGGCCTATACGCGGGTTTGTTGGAGATTTCCCCGGCTCTTCGTCTTGGCGATGGCCGCAGCCCGCGCAGACCCACTGTCCAGCATTCGACTTTCTCGCCAGGCAGTAGCGCCCGCACTTCGGACAGCCCGATGACCAAGGTTTGGCGTGAAAGCTCACGTTGGGCTTCATCATCTCAGCAGCTCCTCTATCGTCCCGTCCATCCAATCACGCGGCCGCCACACATACGCCTGGACGTTGAAGGCGATAGACCGCAGTTCCTCCAGCCAGTCCCTTTGCTCCTCAGTCGGGTCCTTGCCCTCGCGTTTCAACTCAGCGAAGATGAGCCGCCCTTTCCTCACCATCACGAGGTCAGGGAAGCCCGACGTCGTCTGCGTGGCCCGGAACGTCGGATAGCGAGCGACCAGCCAGCGCAGCTTTCGGGCAGCGTCGAAGATGATCTGCGAGAGCTCGCGTTCCAGCATCGCCTTCGCTATCTCCTCCTGGGCGGGCGTTATCGTCTGTGTCGCCATCAGTACCCTTTCAACAACCTTACCGTCCCTTCTTGATAGAGAAGGGCATCCATTGCCGATGGGGGCGGGAGTGGATAGACCAGCCCCAAGACCGCCTCCATCGCCCGAAGCCATTTATCGCGATCGGGGAAGGCTCCGCCGGTTTCGGGCAATCGACGAAACAGCGCCATGATAACGTTTGAGTCCGCCCTCTTCTGGCGCTGGACTTCGTAGCGATCTCGTTCTAGCGATCTTGGGACTACCATTCTATCGTTACCTCACACGTCCCATATCCGCCGCACACCGCAAGGATTCCCGCCTCGCTGAGGTCAACCATATTCGCCGAACATCCGGGGCAGGCGTCCTGTCGCGTCGCCTCGATGCAGCCAGCGGGTCCGCACACCCTGAGACGGGTTCCACAAGGCCACTCACTGTATCGGGCAGGACTGACAGCGACGATGGCGGGATCATCGCTGCTGTAGTCTCCCGTCCCGCAGCCGAGAGGTTGGCCGTTGTAGGATTCGCCGTAGTGAGTCGCCCAACATCCGCCCTCTACCGGGGGAAGCGGATCTGCGGGAACAGCCGCCGCCGGTCCTTCTTCGGGAAGGATTGCGGTGGGAGCCGAAGCCGACGTCGGGCCTCGCGGTCGGACCGGAAGGTCATCCACCAGCCCTCGATGCGCGGCCACGTCCAGGCCAGCAACAGGCCCATCAGCAGCCCGAAGAGTAAGCACGGTATGACTATCAGATTGTCCACGGTCACCTCCTACTTCCGTCCCCCTGGAAGATAGGGCTCCGCTAACCTGCCCAATATGTACGCGGCGCAAGCCAGCGCTATGCCTGTCGTCACTCCCACCAAAAAGTCCATACGCTCCTCCTGTCGCACACGCTACCGTCAGCGCCACCATCCCAAGCAGTAGGCGCTGCCGTGTTGCCCACCTCAGTTATCCGTTCCTCCACTACGCCCCTTACCGAGATGGTGCCTTCGGTGCTCAGACTCGTTGGGGAACAGCCGCAGGTTCTCGATAACGTTGTTCTTTCTGTCTCCGTCAATGTGGTGGACTACCTCTTCGGGGGCAAGGAATCTACCCAAATGCTTTTCCATTACAAGACGGTGTTGTCTTACATACCCCTGAGGGTCAGCGTGTGGGTGGCCGTGACATAGTTCGTGGACGTATCCGTAGCCCCTGTCAATCAATCCACCCTTCCACGATGGGTTGCACTCTCCGACTCCGAAGTCATGAGTCCCCTTTCCCTCAGCGCGGGCGCGAACCTGGCCATCAAGTATTCGCTGGCGGGTCCCTGGATTCCGCCACTGAAGTCTTGTCCGCTCAGATTTGCTCATTCCGCTGTTCCTCCTTTCACTTCGTCAATAACCAGCCGACGACCGCCAGCACCAGCAGTCCGCTGAACGGCGGGATGCCAGGATTGAGATCGTTCATATCTCTCACCTCACGTCCGGCGAATGGCAGACTACAAGCCCTTCCCGCAGACGGCTCACGATGCGCGGGTCGAGTTGTGCGAGGGGCGCGTTCGAGGTGACAAACGTGGGGAGCCGTGAATCATACCGCCTATCGAGCAAGCGGTAGAGCTGCTCTGCCCCCCATTCCGTCGACTTCTCGGCGCCGAGGTCGTCTATCGCCAGCATCTCCACCTTGGCGTAGGCATCCAGCAGGTACTCGGAGTCCACCTGCCCTTCTTCGGGGACCGCGTGCTTGCGCATCATCGCCAGCCAGTCCGCCGCCTTGGTGAAGCGCCCGTTGTGCCCCGCTTCCATCCATTCGTTCAGTGTCCCGATCGCCAGATGCGTCTTGCCATTGCCGAACCCGCCGATCAGGAATACGCACCACACCGTTCCAGAGAGAAGCCGGTGACACAGGTGCATGGCCTCTTCCATCTCCGGCGCCTTGCGGAGACTGAAGTTCAGGAGGTGGTTGCCGATGCGCTCAGGGGGTACGCCGCCCGGTAGGGGCTGCTCCCACGGCTCTACCGGCCTTGTAGCGATCCCACTCGTCGAGGTCGGCTTCGTTTCGGATGGCTCGGATAGGACCTCTGTTGTTTCCTGCTGTGCCATATTGATTCCTTTCCTTGGCGTACTCCTCAGCCTTGCGAAGCCAGTTGCGGAAAGCTGCTCGCTCGTCTTTGTAGCGCCTACCCTTCGCCGCCCGCCAATCGTTGAACTTGGCGTACTCCCGCTGAACGTCTATGCCCGGGAAGGCTGTCGTCATGTCGTCGAGAAAGTCGGGGTCGATTTTCTTATGGGTGCCCCTCTCTGAAAGAGAGGGAGTTACTGGTTCTTTTAAGGGTTCTATTACGGTTCGGGTGACATAGCTATGTCCAGGCTGGGGGGACATGGTGTCACCGCTGGGGGGACATGGTGTCAGGGGTGACGTGGATGTCACCGGTGACATGGTGTCAGGGGTCGGTAAGCCGTCTACGCAGGTAAGCAGATATTGATTCGTCTGCCGGCCACCACCCGAAAGGACACGGATGAAGCCCTTGGCCTCAAGGGAACGGAGCACGCGTTGGAGGTGGCGCTGGCTGCTCATCGCCTGGGCGGCGAGAGCCTTCTTGCCCGGGTTACACTGGCCGGTGTGCTCGTTGTGATGGTCGGAAAGCAGGAAGAGCACCAGCTTCTCCCGTGCCGTGAGATTGTCAGCCAATCCCTTTACTGCTGCTGTCGCTCGCCAGCTCATATCATTCCCCGCTATCGTCCGTCCCGGCGTCCCCCAGCAGCACCACGCGCTCTGGCAGCGCATCATCTAGAGACGGCTGGTAGGGCCACAGTTCGAGGATGTAGGCCGCTACCTGGGCAATCGTGGAACAGTAATGCACCGTCTCGTTGCCCGTTGCCTGGACCGCGAATCCCTTGTCGAGCTTGGTGATCTTCACTGTGTCGGCCATCGTTCCTCCTCAGTCGGCTTCTATCTCTCTTGCACCATAGACCTTGTAGGCTCGCCCGTACTTGCCGAGCAGCCAGACAGCGCGGCCCACCAGCGCCTCTGCCTCAGTCACCCTGTAGTAGCGCATCATCTGGGCCACGATGGGCGGCGGTGGTACGTGCTGGAACTCCCTGCCGTTGGCCAGCACCAGCAGTTGCACCCGCGGGGGATCATTTGGGTGAGCGGGGTCACACGTTGCCGAGCGCCGCTCCTCGATGCGTGAGCAGGCGATGATGACGCCGGGCATCCAATAGAGGCCCTTGTTCCGTGCCTGCTGCTCGAAACCGGCCAGCCTCTCGTCGAAGGCGGTCGCTACCATGTCACTTCCTTGCTATTGGCTGGGTCTGCCGGACGCTACCCCGGCTCCTACCGGATACCCTCCATACCCTCCGGTTGTGCGCTCTACACCATCGCCCATTACTCACAGTGGCCTGCTGGCCGAGGTACAGCGCATGAGTGCTGGCGGGAAAGCCAGCAAGCCTATACAGGTTCCCGCGATCCACCCAAGCAGATGGATTTCGCCGCACTACGGCTCATCGGGCGGGTTTTTCCAAGTCCTGCCGTAACGAATATCCCTCACTGTGCTACGGGCAATGCCATATTCCCGGGCCAGTACCGCAACGGGTCTGTCGCTCTGGCTCCGTATCTCTTGGGCCGTCATGGGCGTAAGCTTTGCGTTTGTCACCAAATGCTGTCTCAAACCAGTTGCGTAGGCGTGTTTTAGATTGCCCGTTTGGCTTATCCATTCCAGGTTTTCCAGTCGGTCGTCGGTCTTAACCCCATTGATATGATTGGCCTGAAAGCCCCGTGGCTGTGATCCGCGAAAGGCTGCTAAGACCAATCGGGAACGTCGGTAGTTGCCTCTCTTGCCACGTCGGTGGAGTTTGACGTAGATATAGCCATTGCCATTGTCGTACGGGGTAATCCGGTCACTCCCTAGTAGAAACGGCGGGCGCAACCTCCGTACTTCGCCAGCGACGCTGATTTCATATACCCCATCAAAGCCTGGTATCAGTCGCCAGTCAGGTCCTTCTGTCATCCCTGTCTCCTTCCCGCGAGAGCCGCCCCCTACTGGTGGCAGGGGAGAGTCTGCTGAGAGCGGCCCTTTCGTCCTTCCCCCGAAGAACTCATCAGGCGGGTTTGGCTTCTTCCACTAGCGGCGCCTGCTCCGGCTTGGCGGGTGCGGCCTTCGGCTTCGCTGCCTCGATGCAGCCCTTCACCGTGCGGCCTTCCCCTGCCCGAACCCATGCCTTGACCTTGGCGACAAGCTCTCCGGGCTTGCAGTCCAGGAACTTGCAGGCGTCGAACATACCGACCCCCGCCTCCGTGAGCATCCCGTGAAGGATGTCAACGGTGAGCGTGCCGTGTGCTGGCGTAGGAGCGGGCGCTTCGGCCTCGACCGTCTCCGGCTCAGTCTCAGAGACGACATCGGGGGCCTCGGAAGCGGGGTCAGCCGATACCGCTTCCTCCTCGACTTCCTCTGGGAAGAAGTCCTCCGGCACGTCCTCATCCGGCGCCGGCAGCATGAGTTGGGCCATCGGCTGTTGGCCCGCCGCCAGGAGCTCTGGCATGGTCTTGTCTGTCGCTAGTTGCAGGACGTGAACCGTCTTCTTCTTCCCGTCCGGCGCCACCTCCTGCGGGACCATACGCAGCGTCAGGGGTATACCGGCGATCTTGCCCCCTGTCAGCACGCCGAGCATTTCCAGGAAGCCGTTGATGTTCTGGATGCTGTGAACGCTCGAGGTGTCGATCTGCCAGACGCCGATGCCGGGCACCCGGAGGATGACAAATTGCAGCATCATCAGGCGCTTGCAGCCCTTCACGGAGTAGAGCGGACAGGGCGGCTGCCCATCGAACCCTTCACCCAAGCAGTCGATGCCTTGGCGAAGGACGTGCTTTGAGGCTGAGCTTGCCCAGGATGTGGACTTGATCTCACCGCCGGCGGCGTGGAGGTTATCGGTGTCCAGCAGGGCATCCGCCCTGTAGCCATCGCCCTTGCAGACGAGGCCGACTGTCTGCTTGTATGCCCTGTAGTATTGGCTGGCGCACTGGTCGAGATCGTTGGAGATGAACATGATCTCCAACTCTTTGGGTTTCTCGCCGTATTCAGCCTGAACCTCTAAGGGGCAGACGAAATAGTCAACCGCCTTAGGGTATTCAACCTTCTTGGCGTTCAGTTCCTTGATACCCAGGTGTATCTTTCCGAGCCGGGGCAGGCGGCGGCGTTCTGTCAGGTTGCGGATCGGCATCTCTTACACCCTCCTCGGCATCGACCGTGTGGACTGGATGCCACTCTGGGCAACAACGGTTGTCTCACTCACCGCCTCGACGCCGGGGTATCTCTTCGCCATGTCACCCCGTAGCGCCTTTGCTATTCTGTTGAGGTAGACCAGGTTGACCTCGATAGCCCCTTGTTCCACCTTGCCTTCCGCGACGGCCTGAATGAGGGCCACCTTGTCAACGACCTTGGCCGACCAGTTCTCGCGGGTAGAGATGCCCGCCGCCTTGGCCGGCGCCGCGACTTCCTGGACCGTCACGTTGTCGGCGGCAGTCTCTAGGGCAGCGGCTTTCTCATAGTGGCCGCTTTCGATGGCCTTCTGTGCCTTGGCCGCCAGCTTCTCCGCTTCCTTCCGGGCGATCTCGGCAAGCCGTGCTTCCTCTTGCCGGATTCTCTCTTGCTCGACAGCGGCCCAGATGGAGATGCTACCTTTCAGACGCCGCTCGGCCTCAGCGAGGTTCTCTAAGGCTGGCCGGAAGAGGTCCATGACGCGCTTGCGGGTTTCGTCCAGGGGTCGGAGGATGGCCTTGCGCTCGTCGTCAATGTCCTTGGCGCGAGTGACGATCTCCCTGAGCATCGCCCCCGCCTGCTGGTACTCATCGGCGCTGGTGATCGTCAGAACCTCGACGGTTTGAAGGGTGAGTTGGGTGCTGGAAACCGCTCTCTCTGCGACGGCCTCAACGTCTTGCTGTATTCCGGTGTTCATCTGTGTTACCTCCCATTTGATAGTAGGGGCTGGCAAAGCTCTTCCCGTGGCTGCCAGCCCCTACTGATTAGCACTCTCGTTTGATTGCGCCGGTATCGTTCCCTCCGCTGTGCCTCCTTCCTCGTGTCCCTAGATAAAGAGGCCCCCTGCCCGCCATGTCGCTGTTGGACGACGGGGAGGCGGGCAGGGGGAAAAATGCAGAAGCCCCAGCGCGACTTGCCATGCGAGTGGGGTTGCCGCTACTGGGGCGAGCTGCTGTTATTGTCCGGCGATCCGGCCGGATGGTATCAGTATCGTTGTTGGCGGGGTGTTTGTTGTCTCGCATGACAGAGACAACATATGGTATGATCGTAGCCTGTGTCAACTAGGTAAACCCCCTAATTTCAAGAAAGTTTTCCCGGCCCTATTAGGCTGACTTTCCCCCATTGCCACACCAGTAGATAGCAGTCTATCATCCCCTTACCGTTGTTCCGATCATGGGGCTTGACAAGACATAACGCTCGGTGTATTATCGTCTTCTCGCAAGGATGCGGG